CAGCACCCGGGTCGAGGCCTTCATGCTGTAGCCGGCGGCGAAGACATCCCGGGTCCAGGTGTTGTCGCAGTACAGGCCGTCCTCGGTGTGAAAGTCGATCGCCTCCAGCACATGCCGCTGGATCAGGACGCAGGCCAGGCCGGATCCGCTGCACTCGATCACGCCCTGGCGGAGCGCCTCGGGCCACAGGCCCCGGATGGTGAGGCTCTCGCCGGGATTGCGGGCCTGCCAATCGGCATAGCGCTCCAGGATATTGACGATGTGCGATGAACCCTTGGCCCGGAAGACCGTGCAGCCGTAGGCCACATCGCAGTCCATGCCCGCCAGCACCTTCAGCGTGTCCGGCGGCGGCAGGATGTCCGACTCGATCACCAGCATCGCCTCATAAGTCCCCGCCAGGAAGACCTGGCGGCCCCTCCGGAACTGGTGCAGATGGTCCTGCACGCGGTCCCCGGTCGGGTTGTCCCGCTGGAGCAGGAGGGAGAGCGGGCCCTCCCACTCCAGCCTTGTCAGCGCTTCCAGCGTCCGGTCCTCCAGGCGCAGGAAGGGCGTGAAGATCAGGACGTCATGCACCTACGCGCTCGGGTGCACTCCGTATCCGATGCCGCCGGCGGTCAGCACGCCGTAGACGATGCGGAAGGCGTACTTCAGGATCACCAGGCCGTCGAGGGAGTACGGATCCCGGATCAGGCGCAGCGCCGGTTCCTCGCGGAAGCCCACGCTGAACCAGTTCCCGAAGTACAGCGACTTGGCGCTGGCTGCGATCGCTGCGGCCGCCGTCGACAGGTAGACGGGATACCCCAGGATCTCGCGACTGAAGGAGCCGCCCGGAGTCTCGGCATACATCCGCGGGTTGCCGGTGATCGAGGCGATGTCCCCGAAGCTCGGGTTGCGCATAACCCAGGCTGCCGAGCCCGCATCGTCCAGATAGAACCCGAGGGCGCTGTTGAAGACGATGTCCTCGGGCTCGCCTGCGGCGATGGCGGCCGCTGCTGCGAAGGTCTTGAGCGACGTGCCGCTGGCGGCCACCTCGGTTAAGAGGGCCGTGTTGTGGGTCAGCCCGATGGCCCGACCGATCCAGTCGGCGAGGGCATCCATGAGGTTGGCATCCTCGTCGTCCAGGAGCTCCTCGGTGAGCTCGATCTTCTTGGTCTTCTTCACCAGGGTGAACGCCTTGACGCCAAGCACCATGGCGTCCCGCTCATAGACCGTGGTATGGGCATCTACCGATTCCACGGTCGTAGCGAAGACGACCGGCTCGGCGTTGTCGTACGGGAAGTTGACCGTGGTGCCCTTGCCCGGGACCCGGCGAACGCCCAGCTTCTCAGTCAGGCGGATCTCGTTGCGCCGGAGCGCAATCTGGCCCGCAAAACCGGTCGGCACGGCCGAGCCGCCATCGGCGGCGGTGGTGATGTTCATGGTGCTGTCGACTGCCGCACGCAGCTCGCGCACACTCGGCAGATTGATGACCACCGCCGGCCCTGAGCCCTTCACCACTTCGTCCTTCTCGGCCGGGGAGGTCAGATCACGGACGCCTCCGACGTCGCCGGTGCGCATGTAGTGCGCCATGGCGCGGATCTCCGAGTCGCCCCGGCCGATGCGGAGCAACGCCGGAGCCTGGCGGGCCGCCAGGGATGCTTCCAGCCCGGCCTGCGATTCGATCCGCTCGGCGCGGGTCAGCATGGCCTGGCCATCGGCGAGCAGCTTCTCATAGGAGCGCTGCTCGTCGGGCGTGAAGTCGCGGGTCTCACCTTCGGCCGTGTCCACCATCTGGCCGGCCTGCCGGATGATCTCCTCGCGCTGTGCACGCAGTTCTCGCGGGTTGGTCTTCATGATCCTTGGTCTCCTTGTGATGTCGAAACGCCTACCGGATCCTCTCGAGATCCAGCCGCCGGCGGCGGAGCGCGTGTTGCACTGCGATCTGTGCCGATTGCGGCTGGACGGTACCCACCGGGTGGTCGCCCTCGACCGGCGCGGTGGTTGATAGTTGACGTCGGATGCTCATGGCGGCCTGGTCCAGGAGGCGCACATCGCCCTGGCTGGCCTGGCCGCGCTCCAGGCGTTCGAGCGCCTGGGCGAAGGTGGCGAAATCGCCGCCCAGGAGCTGCCGAACCTGGACGGTCGTCTGCGGGTAGGCCGGGAAGGTCACCGGGGAGACGTCGAAGAGATGCACTTCTTCCACGTCCCGGATCGTTTCGCCGGCGTCGGTGTACCACTTGTCGCGGACCGTGTTGAACCCGAAGCTCATCTGATCCACGTCGCCCCGCTCGATGGTGGCCATGTGATCACGGGCCCACTGCGCATCCGGCGGGGTGATCTCGATCCGCAGCCCCACCTCATCCTCGGCCAGGGCCAGGGTGCCGCTCTTGGTGCGCCCCAGCACGAGGTTTGAATCGTGGTTCCAAAGGGCCCGGACGTCGGCCTCGCCGATGGTCTTCTTGAAGGCGCCGGGGCGGATCCGCTCCTTGAAGCCCCAGAGCGGGACGCTCAGCACGTCGAAGACAGCCGCATAGCCTACGATCTTGCGAGCGGTGTCCTGTCCCTCCACGCGCAACTCCCGCAGGGCGAAGCTGCGCTCTTCCCGCTCCGGGGGCGGAGTGGCCCGCAGGTCCGGAGGCTCCATGTCGGCGTCCTTCAGGTGAGCCGCCAGGTGGTTGTAGACACCCTGGCGATCGCCGGCCGGGATGGTCGTGCCGCCCCGGCCCCCGTTCAGCACGCCGATGCCGGTCGAGCAGGCGACCGTGGAGGCCTCGCCCACCGTACCGTCCTCGCTCACGAAATGATGGATGAAGCGGTAGGCCGCCTTGGTTTCCGCATCACCGTCCGGATCCTGCCAGGCGAACGCCGATTTGTAATAGGCCTCGCCGGCGTCGCTCTTCAGGCGGGCTTCCGCAGCCGGTCCGTCCCAGGCGCTCTCATTCGTGCCCGTGTGATGAACTGCCATCGGTGTCATCATTGCCTCCAGGCGCTCAGACTGTGAGCGCCTTCTCCCGCGCCGGGCGCCCGTTCTGCCGCGCCTGCACACGACTCCCCAGCTCGGCCAGGATCATGCAGTCGCAGCCCTTGTGCGCCGGCGGGTGGCGCACGTCGTTCTTCGGAGTCAGGGGTGTATCCACCCCTTCGGGCTGGAAGTCCTCGCCGGCGCCGATGAAGTTCTGCTGGATCCCGACCGTCCGGCCGTTCAGGCGCGTGCAGTAAGGGCAGCTCTCCCCGAACGAATGCCAGCGCAGGATCGTGACGCCGGCGGCGGCGTACAGCCCGATCGCCATGGCGTTCCCCGAGCGCACCGTTTCGATGTCGGCGATGTCGGTCGGCCGGCTCTCCTCCCACTCGTCGAAGAGATCCCGCAAGGCCTGCAGCGGATCGAGGCCCTGTTGCACGGCTGCCTGCAGCTGGTTGCGGACCATGGCCAGGCTGATGCCGATGTGATGGGCGGCGAAGTCATCCACGTAGGCCTGGGCCAGGTCGTCCAGCTGTTCGCCGCTGAGCTCATCGACCCCGATCTCGTCGGCCGCCTCGGCCGCCACCGCCTCCCCATAGGATCGGAATAAAGGCTGCATGTGTCGGGTGATGAACTGCCTGTGCTCGTCGTAGAAGCCGTCCAGCCACAGGTTGAAGTCGGGAATGTCCCGGGCTACCAGGAGCGACTTGGCTTTGCCGAGGACGTCATTGACCTCCCGGCGCACGATCCGCCCGGCCGTCTCCAGGAAGAGCTTGTGGTAGGCCGAGCGCAACCGGCGGCGGCCTTCCACCGCTCGCGCTGCACGGTCCTCCTCCGCACGGAGCTCGGGAGCCGCTGTGTCCGCGGACACATCCCGGCCGGCCATCGCTTCGGCCGATCGGACCGGGATCAGGTTGAGCGGCACGAAGTAGGTGTCCCCGCCCTCGATCGGGTTCTGGTTCTCCAGCTCCCGAATGTCGTTGGCCGACAGCCAGCCGTTCTGCCGGCCGACGGCATAGGCCTGGTAGCGACTAACCGTATCCCCCCGCAGCAGGCCGTCCACCAGGAAGGCCGCAAAGAAACGCCGGCGATCCCGCTCCAGCATGAGGCGCTGATCGATGGCCTGCTCCCAGCGCACGAACCAGGGCATCATGGTCTGCACCACGAATTCGATAGACTGGTGCTCGATGTTGGAGAAGGTGGCCCGCTCGAGGTCCGCCAGCATGTGGGGCGGGATCCGGTAAATGCGGGCGATCTCCTGGATCTGGAATCTGCGGGTCTGGATGAATTGGGCATCTTCGAGCGGCATCCCGATCTCGTGGTACTTCATGCCCTCTTCCAGGATCCCGATCTTGTGGG